TCACTCGCCTACAACGTTCTGACAAAGGAACATCTATTTCCTCTTTCACGACCAGTTCCGCATCAATACCTAATTTACGCAATTCAAATACTACACGCCCAGCAATTTCACGGGTATAGGAGTATTCCCTTAACCTGCCATCTGGAGAACACTTACCCGGAGTATTACTACCGTGACCGTTATCAATCAATATTTTCATATCTTTCCTCTTTATCTAGTTCGTTTTCGATTCTATCAATAATTCCTTGTACATGTGTAGGCGTAGCCCGCTTAAATTCAAAACGTATTACATGGTAAATTATACGAAACCCTTTGTTTCTAGGATAAGCAATAATCAGATTCTTAAATGCGTTCTGAAGATATACATAAGAAAATACATACGTAATAGTCTTAATAACTAACAATGAGTTCTCACCATCTCCTATCAAGCTCATAAAGGAGAAGACTACTTCAATGATTATAAGATAGAGGAGAAGTTCGACCAAGGCATTTTTAAACTTATCCCACTTAAAGTTTTTACAACGTATAATTGAAACACCATCAGCCCTCATTCCGCACCAAATATTAAATCCAAACATTACAACTAATGCTATAAGAAAACCTTTAGTCGGCGTTAAATAAGCAAGAAGAGAACTGAACATCGAAACGAAAATAATTCGTATCTGGTCTACATTAAATAACTCATATAACCATCTCATAATATTAATCATAAAGTTACTACCAATATTGAAAACACAGTAATCAGCCCAGGAAGCAAAACAGTAGCTAATGCGTCAAGCCAATCAAAGATGAACCCGCACTTTTTCTGAATGTACTCAACCACTATTGCGGCAATGGCGGTTGTCGTTAAAGAAACAATAGCAGATTTACAGAAATCAATGCCTAATAGAAGGAAACAGAAAACAAGCATTACAACAAAGACGAACATCCCGGCTTTGACGTGTGCCGGTCGGTTAGATTGCAAAAGCCAATCATACAATACTTTTATACCCATACTCATAGCGTTTAATTATTAATAAAATATTCTGTATGGAACAAATGTATTGAGTATAATAACGAGTTTTACAAAAATGGAAAATCTTGGAAATCAATTCTATGATAAATATCTATAAAACAAGACATTATAATTTTCACTTTTTCCATAAATAAAAAAGGGATGCTTGATAAGCACCCCTAAACAACCAACAGATTGAACTATTAATCCGTAAACATATACACGGAAAGATCAACCTTTTCTATTTCGTCTGAAATTGTATCTCCATACATTGTTAGACACACCCGATAACGGTCAATACTTCTTTGAATCTGTTGCAAGGTAGGTTTCTCGGGATATTCCGAACTGGCAAAAGTTACCAGTTCTTCACCATTCTCACTGGTACCAACCACCCGGAAGTGATGACGTACAATCCAAGTTCCGTCCGGCTGTTGCTCGATAGGCTTAGCAATCCCACGCGGTAAGATATTTTTTTGATCCATGTTTTTTGATATGTTTAATTAGTTGTTTTCTATGGTTATATTTATTCTTCAATACAAACTTTTCAAAATGTCCTTCGATATAAACATATTCCCACCATTCAGGAAGCAACATCGCTGCAATTTTACGGCGGATATTGTACGTTGCAAAGTGTTTCATCAGGCCATAATAAGAGTTCATCGTACTCACAAACTTCTCAACATACGCTTCTGCAAATCCATTTTCAGCTATTCTATTAAATTTCCTGACAGCGTTATATGTGTTACCAACCACCCTGTTAGATACATAAATTCTACCAGGCAAAATGAACGCCCCTACAAACAAGACTCCTTTTTTATAATGCTGAAGATACAGTTTGCGTGGATGCAACCGTAAAAGGAGTTGTTCTTTCAGGAAACCATCAAGAAGATGGACTTTGGACAATATTTCTTCCGGTGATTTCACTACGATACAAAAGTCATCAACAAAGCGTACATAATATATGAATCCCAGTATTTCCATCACGAAATAATCATATACAGACGCCAGAAAGTTGGCTATGAGTTGCGACGGCAGGTTCCCGATAGCCACTCCCCTGTCAGGGTCATTATGAAACAGACTTTTATTACTGGGAAGTTTGTCCCACATGGAGACGGGAGAGCGTCTGATACACTTATTTTGTGGACAATGAAAGATAGTAACGGCTAGAAGGTAAAGCAGACATTCAATATCATCGCCTTTATAATTGTCCCTTACGAATATGTTCAGCATTTCCCATACCAACGATTTCGAGATAGACATGAAGAAACTGAACAGGTCATCTTTGAAAATGTACGCATCGGCAGTATAATTCTCACTGACCTCGACTATCATGTTATTCAGATAGTGCACGGCAGACAGACATCCCTCACCTTTCCGGCAGTTCTTCGAGACGTTCCCTTGTTCCCGAAAACGTTCCTCTAAAATCGGCTCGATACGAAGAGCGATCCAGTGATGGACAACACGATCAATGAAAGCGGCGGCAAAAACCTCCCGATATACCGGGTAAGTCCGTATGAATACTTTTGAAAAGTCCGGTACATATTCACCGTAAATAATAGAATACCATAGCCGCACCAATGCAGACTGATAATCATTATAAAACTCAACACAATCCGTACTCGTTCTTTTCTGTCTGGCACAATCTTCGGATGCTTCGAAAATACTGCTAAGAAGTATGTCATAGATTATATTACCTGTTGCGGCGAGGGGACGAACCCGGTTCGCGTTCTGGCGGTTGTTCGTGTTGACGTTGCCGTTGTTGAAGTTCACGTTCCAACTGCTGGAAGCGTCATATTCGGTACTAGACCAATACCAGTCATTTGTAAATATATTTTGATTGCCAAACATAGAAGTTATGAGCTCATTGATTTCGGTTTTATACTTGGCCATAAGCATAAGTTCACCCAATGCGGGCAGGTTCCACACGGTTGTATCTTCAATTCCGTCAGATTCAAGCGTACAGGCTTTATAGGCTCTGGCAACTTCGGCGGCAGGGGCGCCGACAGTTCCCTGGGTGTCCTTGACGCCTGCAAGGGTTTCTATTATAACATCGGTATTTTCCTTGCCGTCGAAGGTATCATAGAGTCCTTGGTTACCACTGCCGTAGTTTTTCAGGCCGCGTAGGTCAGTTCCGTAGCCACCCCATTTGAACGTTTTATTGCCGCCTGCGTCAACGCAGTCGCTTTTGGCGATAATGAACTGGTGGCATTCGGCGCGAAGTCGGATGCCGATACGGATATACTTGGAGCGATTATTCGCGCTCATGGAGTTCCATTCGGAAGCCGTGAAAAAGACTTGTTCACCGTCTTCAATCCGGAGCGTAGCCAAAGAAAGGTCAAGAAGCGTACCTGACCATTGCATATATTTGGCGATGTCGCTTGCGGGGGTGTTTTCATTCACGGTTGTAAAACCTATTGATTTTAAGGCTTCTATCTGGTCTTGTTTATTCAAGCGCAGAAGCATGGCGTTGGCGATATTTTTATCCATTTTATTGTATAATATTAAGTTAATACTATTCGGAAGCAACAGCTCTCACATGAAGAAGGGCTGAATTTTTGTTTTGATTCGTAATACGCCCGGTATTCAGTTCGAACGCCCAGGCGGAGTTAGTATCCCAAATTGTTGATGACCAGTAGTATTTATCAGTCATCAGCATACTGTCACTACTCCAAAAGGTACGCATCATCTCATTGATTTTATCGCGGTAGCGGTACATCAGAAGCATTTGGCCAGATGAAGGAAGGAACCAGTTGGATTCATCCTCGATACCGTCACTTTCCAAAGTGTAGGCACGGTATGCACGGGCGGCTTCGGCAGCTGGCGCACCGATCACACCGCTATTGTTCTGGTCTTTCAGGCCGGTGATAATCAGGTCGGTATCTTCCTCACCCGTGAAGCAGCCGTACATGGCGCCCAGTCCTTTTTGATTCAGACCGTCTATGGCTTTACCCTGACCGCCCCAATAGAAGGTAGTAGTCATGTCGGCATTATAGCACTCCTGGGCGGCGATTACGAAGGAGTGTCCGTGGGCACGGATACGAAGTCCGCGTTTGATGTACAGTTGCTTATTAGCGAGCGTAAGGGAGTTCCATTCGGCAGCGGTAAAGTATGCCTTGGAGTTATCAGAAATACGGTTACAGGCAAGATGCAGATCAAGCAGGCCGGCGGCCCACTTGATACGTTGTCCAAATTCAGATGCGCGGGAATTCTCGGTGACATCCGAGAAGCCCACGGCGTTCAGTGCTGCCACTTGTGCCTGTTTATTCAAGCGAAGCAGCGTTGCGCTTTGTTCATTCGTCATAGTTACTTGTTGATTAAATCATTAATATCCATATTGTCTTCAGCGAAGCGTTCGAGATATTCTTCGTAGGTTTCGCCGTTATAATATTCAAGGACTTCATTGATGTTGTCCAGCGTTACGTTATCGTAGTACGGTTCTCCGCCATAAGACTCATTATTGAACCAGTTGATCAGGTCGATGTAGGCATCTATGACGGTAAGGATGACAAGACCGTCGATGCCGGATTCAAGGGATTCGATTTCATCCGTTTCACGGATAACTGTCAGTTCATACGTGCCATTGACTACCGGTTTATCCTGTCTGTTACCGTCCTCATCCATACCGGCGACTCCATATTCGAGAATGGCAAGAAGCTCGGAACCGTCAGCCTTCAGTGTCATATTCGAGATACGGAGCATGGAAAGTTTACGGGATGCCGTTTGTGAAGCAAGGACGTCACGGAGCATCTGAATGGCGTCAAGTTTTGGCGACGTTTCAAGACGCAGGCGTTGGACGTTCGGCATGGATTCGATTTGCAGGCCGGACGGAGCGGAAAGACCGGTATAGGTCAGTTCAGGAAGGCCGACAAAACGAATGCTTGTCATTGTTGCTGGAAGAGAGATGTCATTAATCGGAGAAGTCTCTGCAAGTGTCAGGTTTTCCAGTTTGCTACCGGACGCATTGATATGGGCGATACGTGGGCATTTGTCGGTGACGAGCGTAGCGATTTGTGTGTTCCGGATATCGAGTGATACGAGGAAGGGCATTTCGCCGCAGTTCAACGAGGTAAGCGGTGCGTAAGAACCGATGGATTGTTCCGTATGGGTGTCAGAGCCCAAGATAAGGGTTTCCACAAGTTGCATGGCGGAGAAGCTCACCGTACTTGACAGGGAGATTTCAGACAAGTCGAGCAGCTTCATGCGGTCAGCCTGGTAGATATATAGCAATGCGCCTTCCTCATGAGAGAAGTTGGTGAATACATATTCTTCGCCCGCTTCAAGGAAGCAGCTTTCGGAAAGGTTGCCGCTAGCGTCATTGCCGACACCAAAGTAACCGTTTTTAGCGGCGACAATCCGGATGGTGGCGTTTGGTTTGGAAGATACGCGCCCAGAAATTACACCGCTGAAGAAATCACCGGTTTGGAAATAACCGTCACGAATACGCCAACGTCTTTCAATGAAGGACGGAAGGGCAGTAAGTCCAAGACCTTGCAGGGCATAAAAGTAGATAGCGTCAGAAGTGGCTGTATAGGAGATGTATTTCCGTTCACCATCGTAAGAACTAACCAGTTTCTGCCATTTTTTGAGCCGTTTGTCAATGAAGAAATGCGTAGCTCCTTCGGGTGAGAACGGGTGCAGGGTGACGCCGTCAATG